AGTTCATGGCTTTCTTGAGAATTTCCATTTCCTCATCGGCGTATTCTTTAGGAACGGAGATGTTGATTTCGTCATGAACCGTGATAAGGAATCGTCCATGCTTTTTCATTTTGTGGTAGTTGATCAGCGCCTGCTTTGTGATATCCGCCGCGCTACCTTGAATAAGGTAGTTGAGCAACTTATACTCAAACGACATTGCCGCGCCCTTTACGATCTTGGGCTCCTCTACGAAGTAGCGCCGACCGCCCCAGGTAGTGATGAAACCTCCGGAACTGCCGATTTTCTTAATTGACTTCTCCAAAGCCGCCACCCCTGGAAGAACCCTTCGCTGGGCGGTCTTGATGTCCTTGGCGACATCCACTGTGCTGTCAAGTTTCTTGGCCAAGGCTCCATAACCCATGCCATAGATGATACCAAAGTTCACCTGCTTCACCTGCGACCGGGTGTATTCCACCCCCGTCAGTCTCTTGATTTCTTGCCTGACATATTCATGAACATCCATGGATGGGTTCGCGACATACGCGGCCATGAAGTCTCCATCTTCCATATGCGCCAGCACTCGTAGTTCCTGCTGATTATAATCTCGGTGTAGAATGAGATCGCCTGGATGGTCAGGAAGAATGTATTTGCGAATGGCTGGAAGTTCTGGAACATCCAAGAACGCAGGGTGGGTGTACCCGTCGCTCTTTTCTTCCAGGTCTTTTGCGATGTTCATGAACGGTGGGCTGCTTGACATACGGCCAGTTCTTGCCCCCTTGCTTCCGTCTCCGGAACCGGGCTGGCGAACCTGACTCCAGTTAGTGTAGATGATTCCGTTTGACCTCACGGCAACATCATACCAATTTCGCATGAAGGTGCCGAGTAAGGTGGAGAGCCGGCTCCGATATCCCAGCGCCTGACTAACCCGCTCGTCTGTGAACATGTCGGGGGTCATCTTATCTTTGGCTGTGGACCGCTTGCCGGTCTTCGTGAGGTGCCACTGTGTGACTACACCACTTGCATCTAGAGCATTGGCCACTTGAGCCGCAGCATCTAGATTCAATTCTGCCACGCCCAAGCGCTCGCGGACCCAAGCCTCTACTTTTTCCATAGCAGCTTCGTAAATGGCCAGGTCTTTCTTCAAAAGTTTTAGATCAATTCGGACACCCTCGCGTTCATTCTGGAGCAGAACGAACATAAGCTCACGCTCTCGGTCGTAAGCTGAAAGCATTCCAGCTTCCACCACCTGTGGGTAGAGTAGTTCGAAAAGAAGCCTGGTCCTGATAACATCACCCTCGGCATAAGTTCCGACAAGTGATCCAGGGGCCTTGCAGATGAATGCGCCCCATCCCTTTGTGTCATTGCACACCCCGTTAGCGACTAGCCAATCACGAACAGCGTCCTGTTCATCAGGCGGCATATTCAGAAGTTTCTCTGCACTTGGCTTCAATGACAGAAGTCGCGCATGGGGGTTCATCAAGAATAGAAGGAACATGGTGTCGTGAACGCGACGCCATTCAATATCTCCGCACCCCATGTGATGCTGTGCGACATCTATATCAAACTTCATGTTGTGGAACAGAATTGGCTCTCCGCTATCCCAGCACTCATGCAGAACAGCGAGAGCTTCATCATAGGTGCAGTTGTTCTCCGTGGGGTGGCCCCAGGCGTAGAACCGTTGAACTTCGTCTCTTGGGCTCTGGATGCTGAAGCTCACAGGAACAGGTGGGTAGTCGGGCCTGCCCCCAATGGCCTCAGTCTCAAAGTCAAGGACCCATGGGTTAGGAATATTCACTTGATGCCTTTCAGTTTGGCGCGCTCATTACGAGCCCGTAGGATTGATGCCTTGCCGTAGATTCGCTTTACGAAGAGTGGCCGGTTCTGCTGTTCTTTCTCAAACTTGAGAAGAGACCAGCAGGCTTCCTCATCAGTGGTCTTACTCAAGAAAGCTGTGAGCGTGCGCCATGTCCTAAGGACTATCAACCAGTAGTTGATGCTTTGGTGGTCCTTAACGAGATAGTTTGGGTTTGTCACGACTATCCCTCCATAAAGCAGGCCCGCAGAGGTGCCTGAACCCCTGCGGGCCTGTAGCGGCCACCGCTAAAACTTGCGCTTTCCCTGAGGCTTCTGGGGCTGCTCTGCGGCCTCGTCCTGCGCCACGGGGGGCGCATACGGGCGGCACAGTTCCTCCATGGCGGCGTCGCGCCGGTCCAGGATCGCCTGAAGGTCAGCCCCGTCGGTGATCTGAGCATCCAGCTTGAAGGTCAGCTCAAACTGGTGCTTCGGATGCGGTACGGGCGCAATCTGCGTTACTACGGAGAACGGAGGGCGCCGCAGCGTGTTGTTCAAACTCTGGACGTATGCCTTCCAGGGCTTGACACTGGTGACGGGAACCTTGATCACAGCCAAGGTAGCGGCTTTGACGTCTTCCAGGTCGTCTTCGGTGATGACGCCAAGGCGCCGGATGTTCTTGCACGCTTTTCCCTTACCAGTGTCAGCAGAACCAAACTGATTTCGTGGGCAGCTCGCGCACTTCTCGGCCTGCGGCTCCGAACTAAGTTCGTGCGGGGCCATGGTAGCCTCGTCCGTTCCGAATGCAAAGCATACCGGGCTCGCAGGGCTGTCCGGATCGAAGCGCTCGGTGTAGTAGTGGTTCTCCATGGCGTGGTTGATTACCACGACATTCAGCTTGTTACCGGGAATCGGCGTTCCGTTGTAGGACAGAATTCCGTTGCGGGTGCTGATGAAATTGCTGTTTCCAGACTCCATGCTGGAAACTTCTGCTGCGGCATCAGCAAGCTGCTGATCCCAGGTGTTGACCTGTGTTACGACAGGTGCGGGCACTTCTTTCTTTGCCATGGTGCTGCTCCACTAGTGAACTGTGCAGGGATCTGCCTGCACTCAGCGTTGAAATTAAGTGGCCCATCACTGACCGCCCTCATTTCTACCAGTAGGACTCAAACCTATCCGGCATTGCGACTAGGGTATTGGCTCGGCACACGCGCCGTGATGGTTCTCCGAACTCAGAATGTTGTTTCAGCTTTAGGTTGCAACCCCGAGCTCAACTCACATCCGCCACGGATTCTTAAACCTTTCGCAGAGAAATGGTGACGTTGTTGAAGACGCCCACCCCTGCCACGGTTTCTTCTTCCTGCCAACGCGCCTTGACTGCGGGGGCCGACATACGCCTCTGCAGCAGATCAAAGGCATCATGCTCTTTGATATAGCCATAGAAGGCATCCCAGTCCTGCACCTGGGGTTCTTCCTTTACGACAATGGCGACGCGTGCAATGCGCCCTGCGATCCCGGAAGCTTCGCCCTTGGGCAGCGTGTTGATCAGGTGGTCCCGAAGCTGCGTCTCGCATTGCTTCAGCGCATCAACCTGTTTTTCAATACCCAGCCGCATTTCACGGGTGGAGTATAGCAAGTCGGCGCAAGCTGCGAGGCTTTCGGGAACTTGGAACTCGGTTGGTTCAGGAACTTCTAACTCGGGAACAGGTGTTTTCGTTTTGGCCATGAGGCCCTCCAAGTGTGCCCGTTTGGGCCGTGGTTAAGTGTAGGCGTCCAAACCCTCATGTGCAAGGGCAGAATACCGTCAAATTTTGTAGTAGTCCACTTCTTCCTCGGGCCACAGTTTGTCGTCGCCCTTGATGTTCGCAGTCAGTGTATCCCCACGGACCAGTGTCGCTGTTGGTGCTGGGTCGAAGACGTACACGGTCATGTCTTCTACTTCAAGCCCAAGTCTGAAAAGTTTTGTGGGGAACCTGAGAATATCAAGCGCGTAGCTCCCCGGCTTCGGGCCAATCTTCCCCAGGATGATCTTCATTTCAACTTCATGACGTGAGCGCGCCATGATCTTTCCACCTTCATCTAGACCAATAATGAAACACTTCATTATGTCCTCGCTTTCGGGGGCGCTACGCGGGTGATTTCTGCACGAAGTTCACTATCTGTCACATAGTTACGCGCTCGATCTAACAGAGCTAGTAGATCTGCTATGACCATTTCGGCGCTGGCGAGGTGCGTTCCACCCAGGCGTTTCAGATCCTTTTCATCGCAGATTAATTGCTCAACCATCCACTCCTGTTTCTTGCCAAGAAGGAACACGGTTTTCCCACTGTACTCTCTGCTGAGAAGTTCTTTAAGACGAGGCGTGTCGATCATTTCAAGCTCCGTAGTAGGAAAATGCTTCCATGGGGTAGGCGTCCCAGACGATGCACAGACCCCTGTACTGAACATCAAGAATCCACCGTCGCATCATTTCAAACTGCTCGGCTGACTTACCGGCTTGGCGACCACGCCAGGAGTTCAGTCTGCGCTTGGAAGACCTCACATTCCCTCTGGCCGCTCACCCAAGAACTCGCCTTCGAATGAAGTGTGGGCCGGTTTGTTGAGGTTTCCCACTGGGAAGTATTTCACCTTGATGATCTTTCCCATCCAGGTGTCCTGATTGTCCCAGATTTCTTGGGCGGTTAGCTGATCGAATCCGATGCCGACTCGGTATTCAACGCCCTTGTATTGTCCGTTTATGCCGCGAACCAGCAGTCCCCCGAGCGTGCCTTTTGGGACTTTATTTTCTTTGTGAGAAGTCCGTTTGGCCTTGCCCAGCTCGTTCACTTGAAGTTCGTTGGCATTGTGCATTCCCTCCTCGAATCCGATTACCACGGCCTCCGCGTCTACGAACCGCTTTACTTTCCACAGATCATCCTCGCTAGGGGTGCTTCGCCCAAACTTGTAGCGCCCGTCAATCCTTCGCAGCATGATTCCTTCGAAGCCACGGTTCAAGACATCTTCTTCAAATGCTTCAAGAGCGTCGTATGTCACGAGTGCTTTCTGTTCAATTACTACAAGGCGGTCGCACACGCCGCGCCACTTTCCAGTGTCGCGCTGCCACAGCATATTTTCGTACCTGCGGTGATAATCGGCCTCTAACAGGTAATTATCAAAGAGATAAAAATGAACATCGCATTCCCCGTGGTGCCTAGTGATGGCGCTCATTGTGTTGCGAAGTGAATTGTGGTCGTTTGGGGCCCCGACCACAATTTCTCCATCAAAACCATTTAACTCTGGCCTGCCGAACATGGCCTGCGTGAAGTCGTTGACGATGGGCTTCATGTTGTAACTCATCAATACGCCATCAACAACGATTCCGCGCACGCCATTAATCTTGGTGCTGCCATACTTCGGAAGCCGCATCTTGCGAAGATCCATGGGTGCGGTGGCCGCCTTCATTCCCCTGATTGCCATGCTTGCTCCTCTACAAGTCTTTTGATCGTGCTTCTTTCACCTGGGCGTTTGTCTGCGGGTGTGGCTGAACCAGCCAGTCTATACGAGCGCGGCACTGCTGAAGTTCTTGGGCTATTTCTTTTTCATGATATGACCTCCCAACCATTGACCGAGAAAGGTGCTCAAGTTTCATTTCACATACATTGATAGCCAGTGATACTTCCATCAGAGAGGTTCTGACTGCTTCGTCCATAGTGCCCAGCCCCTTACTATATTATACTGCTCGTTTGGTTTCTGCGCCAACTCTATTTTGCTTCTTTGCGCCGTCGGCGCATGTAGTCGCGCATGTAGTCATTGGTGCATATCCGGCACTTACGATTCTCATCTAACTTGTGCCCTTTGGGGCACAGTTGAAAAGAGTTGCGTTGTGCTCGGTTTGATTTCTGTGACGAAGATTCCCTGGCGATATGATCTCCATATGAGAGGGTTGAAACAGTTCCTGTTGCTGTAAGTCGCAGACAGGAGTTCTTTTGAGGAAAGTTTTCTAACTTGCTCTTCGAAGACAACACGATGAGCGCGCTTGCTCGTTCCATTTATGTTCACTAACCCATAGCCATCGTCTGTTAGGATGCCGGCCCCCGCCAGCAATATCCTTCAACCCTTATCTTAGAAAGAAACTTAGCCTTTATTTCCATAACCTGCCCCATTGCAGGTCTTACATTTCTCAGTATGAGCACCCGTTTTATTGAAACCAGTCACGCGCAAAGTCGTTCCACGACCAGAGCACTCTGGGCACTTAGTCAGAGTAAAGTCCAACAAACTGTCGTAACGAATGCGCTTTTTATCGTCGGATAGAACACCGTAGGCTTCTGCAGCGGCGGCCATGATGCCCGACCCGCTAGGGTTTAGATCGGGGTGGTTTGCCTTGGCGATATTCCAGTAGGCTTCTCTGATCTCCGACATTGCAGCGGATGGCGGGACGCCTAGAATTTTGTAGTAGTTTTCTTGCATGCGATCCCCCGTTCTGTGAGATACATTTCAGACAATTCAGCAGGAGATACCGTGTGTGGAATCGGCCTAATGATCCACAGCTTCTGCATCCCATGATCAGTGAAAATATTCGCCCCTTCAGCAGCTTTCTCAATCCCTGCCCGCGCCAACTCTCGCGCCATTCCGCCGATTGTCGTCTTACCGCGCCCATCCTTGTCGTAGATTGAATGAAGTTCTGTGGCCGACCAAAGACGATATTTCAAGGTCACACCGCCCAGTCGTGTCACATAATCCGGCTGATCTTTAAGTAGCGCGACCCACGCGGCTATATCACTCTTACCATTATCAATCATTTCCTGCTTAGATACCGTCATAGGGGCGGCGCCCTGGGGATTGAAGCCGGTGCAGTCAATCTTCAGTAGGTAGTCAAACAGCGCATTGGCTCCGCTGCCGTTCAACCAAGTCATGTAGTCTGTATAAAACTTGAATGGTTTCGGAGGAGCGTTTATTTCATGAATAAAAAACCGACGGTCTGTATCCTCAAGAAAGAACGCGTCGGGGTGATTACTGGTGAAATAGTAGTTGATGCAGTCATCGATCGTGTAGCTTGGAATATACTTGACATTTAGCCTGATCTGCTTTTGGGTAATCATTGACTTCATGTGATCGGCTACGGCACGCTTATCTCCTCCCGTTATTTCTTCTCCCATGATAAACTGCTTGTTTTCCATGCACTCATTGAATGATGAGTGGAGGTCACGGTCGCCGATCTCAGTTCCATTTTTGCCATAAATCTTGATCATGGAATAGCCAATCAGTGACTTACCCGTGCCATGTCTTGTTCCCCAGAAAACTGCGGCAGTATAGAGTTTTTCGCCAGGGTGTTGAAGTGGGTACGCCAGCCACTGCTCAAACCACACGCGATCTTTGGCCCGTTCTGGGATATCTTCAACATTGAACATATACGCCATGAGTTCTTCCCATGGCTGAACTGATCCTTCAGCAGGATAGCAGCCCCATCCGGGCCATGTATTCATCGCTCCTTTGTAGAAGTGGTCTTCGCCCGGTTTGTAGACGCAGCGAGCAACTTCTGCGCGAAGTGGCCACTTCATCCATTCTACTGGGGCGCTTCGTTCTACTAACTTCACGCCTTTGGCGCCGATTACTTCCTCAAAATATCGACGGTTTGCGTAGGCATGATTAGTGAAGCTCATGGGCGTCATCTTCTGCATGTTATCCAGCCGAAGAATGACACCAGGATCTCTGACATAAACCACTTCTTCGTTGAGTTTGAATAGTTCTTTAGCGGCACGCCATTCCACACCTTCTTGCAGCGCGGCCTTCAATGCCCCCACCCCTTCCTCAACTAAATAATCATCAAGCCCCGTTTTCAGGGGCGGGGATGTTTGTGGTAGGCGGACTATGAAGGGCACGGCGCCCAGCAGAGTTAGTTCTCGGGCCAGGGTGTTCTCTGCGGCCATAACTTTCGTGTTCACAGCGGCATCGGAGTCATAGCAAATGAAGACTGTTCGCTGCTCCCATTTGAATTCATCAAACATCGGAAGCAGGTGCATGTGATTCGCTGCTGATCTGAAGCACCAGACTCCTCCGAGCCCAATGGTGGGGAATCCAGCGGCGCAGGCGCAGGCTGCCTTCAATTCCCCCTCTGTAATGATAACTGCGACCGTTGTATCTCCAGCTATCTTGGCCCAGTCAACTAGAGGAGGCAGGTATAACTCGTTCAATGAGCCTTTTGGCTGACAGTAGCGCATTTCCTTCTTACCAGATGCTTTGTCCCAGGCGTTTAGGGTGGACTCAAGATAACGAAATCGCCAGAATTTTGTTTCATTGCCAGCTAAGTCATAGTAGGGGATCTTAAACCCCGCCTTGGGAAAGGGCAGATTGGAGGTTAGAGACTCCTGGGCTGTATACGTGTCGAACCCAAGCCGAGTGGCGTGCTTTTCAGTTAAGCCTGATTTTCCGATTTTGTTAAGCATTTCAACCATGACATCGTCACTGGTTTGAAGCTTATTATTCATACTATCTCCAATAGTTGCATAAATGGCCGGAAGGTAATGTTAAACCCTGCCACGGTAAAGCGCAAGGCCCACCTATGGGAACGCCCAACGATGCGCTCAGGCGCCCCTTCAAGGCTTGGGGCCGTGCTGGGCACCCAGCCCAGCCATGGCCCCGCCCTGACGCGCTCTGAGGCCCCGCTTTACCGATCGATCAGCTTCAGCAGAGCGTCCGCCTCTCCTCGGGTGGCGCAAGAATATGCACTGCCTGGAAAACTCCTACAGATATTATCTGCAAGCAGGCCGACACCTTCCTTCAGGATAGTTTTACGCGCCCACACAGGAATATTCGCCACCCACATGCCATCCTGGTCTACATGCTGGATACGAATTGTGTCTTCACTCAGCTTCTCTTTGCGGGTGGGCTGCTGAGGCTCTGGTTTCTTTTCTGCTTTCGGCTCTGTTTTCTCTGCCATAATCATTATATCGGTGGCTGCTTGAAGCGCCCTAATTAGATCCAGCTCAAAATACCCATTCTCACGACCATCAAGCCTCCATGTTCCAGCCATCAGTGTGGCCATGAGCTCGCACTTGAGTTTGAAGCGTTCATCTAACATCCCAGCCCTCCGAGGCTCTGAAACTGTGATAGGTGTCTGCTCCCACAATGATGTGGTCCGCAAGAGGAACTCCGATAGCTTCGCAGCCTGCGCGGAGACTTCGCGTGAGAGATATGTCTTCTCGGCTAGGGCTTGGATCGCCGCTCGGATGGTTGTGCCACACGAGCACGGACACGGCCCCTCTAAGAAGCGCTTCTCTAAGAACTTCGCGTGATCCAACGAGAGTCCCCGTAGACGTTCCTTTTGAGATAATTCTGTCAGATATAATGCGCGCTCTAGAGTTAAGACACACGACACCAAATACCTCCTCTGTAAGACCCCTGGCCTTTGGCAGCAGATATTCTCCAGCCAGCCGAGGAGAGTTTATGCAGGCGTGTTTTGACACAGCCCCACACCTGCGAACGAATTCACCAAGAGCTACGATCCGCGATGCTTGGATCTTTGTCAATTCGCACTCATCCACAAGCTGCTGGCCACTCATACTGATGAGTTCATGGGGGCGCCAAGCGTCCAGCTGCCCTGGCCTCATGCCTGGGAGCAACAGGTCAATGATCTGTTCATCTGACAGTGTCTCTCCCCCATAGGCTCTGATTTGTTCATGAACAGATGGTGATTTCATTTGACACGCTCCACACGGTATGCAATCTTTCCAGACAGAGTTCTGAACAAGGGGCTGAAGGATTCCCCAACTTTAAGCGCAGCCAGCGTTGCTCGGTCTTTCTTACCGAGAGCCGCTCCCATGATCTCAGTACCATACCTGATAATGGGCTTACCGTCTGACGCCCATCCGTGGATGCGAAAGATCTTATCCATTCATTCCCCTCAAACAATGAAAAGAAGTTCTTCAGCACCGAACACCTTACGCGCCCCGCAGCACTCACACTCGTAGTTTCGTGCGTCGGGTTCAACCCCGTAGGCATCTTCCCCGCAGGCTGTGCAGATGCCTTCACAGTCGTCTCTTTCAATCATTTCTGTGACGCGTTCTGTGGTGATGCTTTTGTGGATGCCCATGCTAGGCTCCTATAGAATCTTGCGGTTGAGGATGGTAGACCCATCGTTGAGGCGGGTGCTTGTGACTTCCGCCACCGGCACTAAGGTGACATGACGATAGCAGCAGTGATATACGCCGCTTTGATCCTTGCCCTCGCCACTCGGGACATTGTAGATCTTGGCACTATCAGAACAAGGCTGGATCAGTGCAGTCCTACGCGGTTTCACCGCAGGGGTGATATACCCGTGAAGGAATCCTCCATGGGTCTCGGCCAAGAGGCCCCCATTGGTGCGGACCTCAATCACTTTCAGGAGCGCACCACGCGCCGTGCTACAAAGGATGCTGCCAACTTCTACCCTTCTGTGAGCAACCTGTGTTCTGTAAAGAATGTATGATTCAGACATTGGTAGCCATCCGAACGCAGTCATCACAGGAGCAAGGCTCAATTTTCGGCTTGGCTTCAAGAGGCACGAAGAATACTTCCTTCGCAGTATAAAGGATGGTGCCGTAGACACGCCCCATCCGGTAAACTTCAAGGCGCACAGTGTCGTTTTTTACCCGCCGGTGGTGGAAAGTGGCGAAACCTACAAAGAACACAGGCCCGCGAACTTTAGACTTCTGGTTGCGGGCGATTAAGTCGTGGCCCATTGCTGGCCTCCTTGTGTGGGCACTATGCCCCATATGCAAGCATAAATGTCGCCACTACTCAATGCAAATTCTATTTTGCATCAATTACTGCCCCTGCCCCTGCCCCTGCCTCTAATACTCATGCTGGGTAATCCTGCCGTCAGAAATTTTACCAAGGATCCAAGCATTATCAGTCCAAGTATTACCACGATAGCTGGCAATCTGAACCCCAGTAGTAGACACAGAAGAATTATCCAGAAGATAATCACTTGACCCTCGAGGCGTTCCACCCAAGCTGCGTAAGGAACGACTTATCGAAGTCTGTGAAGGAAACAAGCTGGGGTTCGTAGCGGTAAGTTTCTGGGTTATACCGGAAACTCGGGCCCTTGCGGGGGGCGGATTCGTCGTAGCAGCACTTTGAGGCAAAGCCGCTTGAATCCTGTGTGATGGTTTTATTGAACTCTGGTTCTCTTGGCGCGCCCATCGTTTCCATGTTTATCCCTTTTTAGGGCCGCTTGGGCCCACCTAAAGCATACGGCATCAATAATATCGGCGCAAATCAACCTTTTGGTCCATAACACAGGCCCGTAGAGGTTACTCGACCTGCGCGGGGGCGCTACAGGCTTACCACCACGCCCCACACCGCAGAGTTGCGCCTGAGGCCATCGGGTACCCAGTTGAAGGCCCCGCCATGCCAGCGCCTAGCGCCCCAAAACCACGCTCCAGTATCATTTGAACAAGAATTTGGCGCCATACGCATGGGTCCAGCGGATATCAGACGCAGCACACCCCGTTGATCAAAAGTTCTCGCTCAGCAGGAGAACGATCAGGAAAGATGTTTTGAATAAGCTCATCGCGGTAGCGCCATCTGACGTAGTCCCTGATACTCATAGAAACTTCCCAGCTTTTGCCACAGAACGGGCAGCGCCCAGAAACCTTAACAGAGTCACCGCTTCGTTCAAATTGTCGCATCACCATGTAGTCCTCCACTGGCCCACTGGCCTGTGCCCAAGCATAGCCTCCACACCCTTCGTAACAAGGTGCAGAGGCCATCAAGGTTGCGTCAATGTTACTTGGTGGCCCGCTTGCGCTTGGGCTTCACTTCAGCCACGGCATTCTTGAGTCTGGGCTTCCGGACGCGGGCGTGCGCGACAGGCGTGAGGGTAGTGTGCGCGACAGGCGTGCGGGCCTCTACACGACCCTGGCACTGAAGAACGAAGTAGACCGTGTCGATATACTTGACGGCCAGCTTGGCAGCGACTTCGTGCGCGGCCTCGGGAGTGGGGTAGGCCATATGAGGAGGACGCTGGCTGGAGGGACACCAGATGATGTAGAACTGGTTGCCGCTGGCGATCAGTTCCTTGCTGGCCTGCTCGCGCTCGGCCGCGATCTCGGCTTCCTTGGGGACTGAAGAATTGCTGAACGTAGACATGTTGTTGCTCCTGAAGTTGCGAAGCGCCTCGCGCTTCTGTTCCTTGGTGGGCACAGTCCCATCAGGGTTGAAAGGGATACTGAAGAGTTCCTTGGCGTTGGTCAGGTCGTAGCAGACACAGCGCCTTGCCGACAGGTTGTCCGTTAACATGACATTTGGCTTGCGGATACCCTGCTCTGCGATGCCTCTGATTTGCTGGAGCCCGCGCTTCATTTCGTAGTTGTAGACATCAAGCTCGCGCTTGTTAAAGTCAGTCCTTTGACTTAGCACGGGGCTTCTCCTTCTTGACCCTATCGCGCATATCTTTCTTGATAGCCAGGGCCTTGGCCTTCTTATCCTGCACCTTCTTCCTGTGCTTTCCGTTGATCATTTCAGCACCCCATTCCAGATTCAGCTAGATCAGCGCATCTATCACACTGATAACCGAGTTGTTTGTCTTTTGCGGTCAGTCTATTCTTATCTCCGCAAGTTGGGCAGGGGTAGATTCTCTTCCCTGCCCGTAGCGCAGATTTACCGCCCGGTTCTGCAAAGTCCAGGTCTTCTAGGTCTTCTTCCCAGTAGCTCATTGCAGCACCTTCACGATGAGGCCGCCCTTGAGTTGGACCCGCGCATACCAGGTATGAGGCTTGGGGTAGTGAGGGCCTTCCAGCGTGACCACTCCGTCAGTTGGCGGCTCTCCGCCCAGCCCTGGGTTGTAGACACCGCCAGCGTCACCCCTTGCGACGATGGCTTCTTTCATGGCCTTCTTGGACTTGTAATCTACTTCGGAATACATGATCGCTCCAGAACAGGTCATGGGCCAGGGAGTGAACCCTGGCCCATAGAGGTTTGACTACTTGGCCGCCTTGGTCAGAGTGATGAGCCCGTTGGCCAGCGCGAACCCGACATCCACCCGCTTGATGCGGTAGGGCTTGTCCGCGGCCTCGTGCTTGCCGGGGCCGTGGACTTCCTTGGCGATGGCATCAGCCACCGTCTTGGACTCCTGGATGGCCTTCATGATGTTGTAGCGCAGCGACCCCTGCCGCGCCGTGGTGTCGGCCACCTTGGCGATGATGTCGCTATTCGCGACCTCCTTGCGGACGGCAGCACAGGTGGGGCGGTCGGCGAGGTGACTGCGAACAGCCTTGGCAACGCCCTCGGGGACATTGGCCTGCTTGATGGGCTGGATCTTCGCCTTGGGGGCGGCGGGGAGCACCGGGGCGGGACGCGAGCCGGCGGGGATCTTGGTGGAAGTAGCAGCCATGATAGGCTCCTTAGTAACAGGGTGGCGTGAGCCACTGGTTAGAAGGGGTGGCCGCGGGATGCTGCCGTTGCCCTACAAATACAAGCATAAGCTCCAGCAAAGCTGGCGCAAGTCAAAGTTGCATCAAACTTTATTCAATGTTTTGGCTTGCCTGTGACCGCCATTGTCAAGAACAGAACTGAAAAAACTGATACAAGAACGCGCTCGGCTACTTGTGTCTGATGCACGGCTATAACAGACAGTATCAGGCCAAAGACTAACCACCCTGCTCTTTCCCACTTGCTCATTTGTGCAGCCCCTTGAAGTTCTTTCGGTGGTTCTCCTGGCGCCTATACCGAAGGTAGGCCAGCCCCAGAAACACTACGAGGATGATCGCTATTGTGATCATATGTCCACCTGAATTGAGGGACCTTGGGCCAAGATCCATTTTGCTAGGCGCTCTGCCTGTGCGGGGGTTGTGATGCCATCGCACACGATAGTCATCGTATAACGCTCTGCGCCTATGGGGCGCCAAGCTCTGGCGAACACTGTGTCTGAGCACCAGCCTGTAGACGTTCGTTCGGTGTAGTCAACGCCCACATCTGTTATGAACACTGTCTGCATCATTTCTTCGGCCCCCAGATCATAAGCGCCAACCCTGTCAGCGCGGCTTGGATGAGCTTGATGACGAGCCAGCCTAGCGTGTGTATAACGATAATTATGCCACAGAACTTCCAAAAGCCAGTGACACAGAACGCCAAGAAGTCAATCATAGTCTGCCCCTATCATGGCCACCATCACAGCGGGCGTCATGCTTCCTCCTCGTAAGCCCGCGCCAATGCCTCAGCAACCGCATTGCGTGTCATTCCATACATACCATCGTATCCGCACTTGCGAGCCAAGGCATTGATGGCATTGCAGAGAAGGGCGTTGTTCCACACCTTCTTGCGCCCCCGGTAGTCCAACATGTAAATGAAGCACCAGTAGAGATTCCTGGTCGTCGGGCCTACCCAGATTCCACACACTTCTCCGTCCTTCCCCTTGGCTTTCTGAGCCAGAAAGAACTCGCTTGCCGTTCCCTGCGGATGAGCAACTTTCCATTCCCACGCCCAGTCAAGAATCTGTTTGCCGGGGTTTTCCTTGGCGAGCAAGTGCATGAATTCCTTCATCTCCACCTATACCTCCTTATGATTGAGCCCTTCGGGGCGTAAAGGTCAAACAGGACTTCCAAAACCAAGCTGTTCTGCGTGCTCAGCGTGCGGTGTAAGGCCCCGTATAGGGTAAGCTGGTAGAGGGGCCACCAGGGGCCGTCTGGCACACGCCGGACATGCTTCGTGGTAAGGCGTGCCGCAGGTGCCCCGCTGCGCGACCTGGCTTCCATAAGCAACTGCTCGGGGGTTAGCGTGGCAATCATCGCTTTTTCTTTCTCCACTGTGTTGATGCAGCCTGCTGTCTTGCAAAGTCAACCGTTAGGGGTGGTCTTTCTCCAGGCCCCGGCTTTGGTATGACAGGTATAGAGGGGTGGGGCGTGTTTAGCAATCTCCTGCGCGACATCGCCACCTCCCCCTTATTCAAAAGTTGAATCTCGCTGTGCGGTATATCAGTGCCAGTGATCACTACGGGCTGGAACGCGTTGTCGCCGTTTATTCTCAGGCTGGCCCCGCACTCGCATACTCCAATGCTACGCTGCCCAGCCAAGTCCGTCCATACCAACAGATGCCCATTGCGGTGCGCCTCGCTCTGGGCCTCTAGGATCTCCGGTATGCTGAGAACCAGCCGGGGAAGTCTACCCATTCTTGAGACCTTTGGTCAACTCGTTACGGAATTCCTCAACCATTTCATCAACGGTGATTACACCGTCGCGAACGGCTTGGTCAATGCACCCCACCGGAAGTTCTGAGTCTTCCTTGCGGTGGTAGTAGAGCAGATCTCCCACCGCGTCTGAAATGGTGTCCTTGATTAGAAGGTTCAAGTCGTTCTGGCTCATCGGGGATCCTGGTCGGCGGGCACTTCCATCCACCGTTCAGCAAACTGGTAGCAGGCTTCTCCGCACTGTTCGTCGTGGAGCGGCAGTGCCCAGAACCTATACTCGGGGTTGCCCCATGCTTGCAGGACATTGAGGGTGGTTCCCTCAAACATATAGGTGTCCGCATGGCCACTTGCTGTAGTGAGCGCCTCGGCTAAATAGGTGCCCTCTTTCAACCCCATGACGCCCATGTCAAAGGTTGGGTGAGCCTCAGGCGTGCTGCCAAGCTCCCCATGGGCTAGGATCATTTGGTAAAAGTCTTTTGCCATGTTTGCTCCTTGTGGGCCTAGTGCCCCATGCAATAAGTATAAGGCTCATTGGGCCAGAGGCTAGCTCAACCTTTAGTCAAAGTATGCCTGTTTACCCAGTTCGCGAAGGATTCCGTCTTTGACTCACCACCCGGCGCTATGTCAGTAACGATCATTGCGCCGTCAATTCCATGCACGAACTTGCGCGGGAACTTATCATCCATGATCTGAAGGACGCTGTCCATCTTCGGCCCCCTTAGTTCCATGAACTCTGTGTCGGTGCAGAGCCCGCCCTCAATGCGAATTTCTTCTGCAATGTCTCTGGCAGTGCCCTGGCAGAACATGCTGCCAATTTCGTCGTGCTTCAGCAGAAGTTCTAGACACGCTTCAAAGCCTGCTCGGTAGTCAGGAGTCATAGCATCGCCTTCAGTTGGGACATTGCGTCGTCGTAGCCACAGTCGCAATCATTATCATCCTCGATGTCCTGGGTCTTAGGACAGTCCTTGTGGTGGCCGTTGTCATAAATGTATTGGATTACATCCTTGACTCGGCTTGTGTTTCTTTGTAGCTCGGCCATCCGCTTGTTATGGGTCTCCACCCGTTCCTCGCGAAGTATGCGGTTGCGTTCCTTTAGGTCTTCAATGCCTGCCAACAGAGCCTTCAGTTCGTTGTGCGCGGCAATCGCGGTAAAGAACTCTTCTGCCGGGTTCTCCGGCATACCATGTCCGATACCAAGCTGCTCAAGCATGTCAAGCGCGGTCTTGATTTTGCCGCTCTGCATCACGACATCTCCTTTTTCGTTCATCAGCTCTACCATGAGAGCCGCATATTCTGGGGATAGTTTCCTGAAGTCGGTTGGCACGATGTTGCGCCCTAGACGCGCAGAGTGCGCCCCTACTTCCGACAGCACCATCGCGAACGCATGCTCCTTGCAGGGTGCGATCAGTGCGACGTCTTGCTCGAAGGCTTCAAGCAGCCAGGGCTTGAGCATCCCGTACGTCGCCTCACTAGCGATGTCAATGGCCAGGGCGAACACCGTTGCCTCTCGGAGCCTTGCTGCGTAGTCCTCGCGAATACCTGTAAGTCGGTGCAGTGCGGTCATGTAGCTACTCCCCAGGAAGGTGGTTGACAAAAGGCTCGCGGTAGCCAGAGCCACTCGCCATGACTGCCGTGGGGTGGGCTGCCTTCGCCAAGTCAAGCGTTATGTATGATCCGAGAAACTGGCGGCACTGCTGTCCCGCGAGCACGCTGCGCTTGGGATACTTGGAATACTTGTAGACGCCGTATTCTTCGTCATAGTAGGTAGCCCCTCGGCTAGGATACTCGATGCGGAGGTCCTCTGCGGGCTTACTTACTTCGCCAATAACTGTCACTCCAAGCCAGCCATCGCACTGACGCGCCGCAGCCGGGTTATTCGTTTCCCAGCACCTCAGCGTCGGGTTCCAACGACAACCAAGTGCCTTGAGCTGTTCTCGGTATTGGAAGGTCTTGCCGTAGATGCTGAACATTGCCTACCTCCCACGCTTTACTTGGTAGATCTCTACGCTCATTTGCATGAGCATGGCGTATTCTTCTTCAGAAACCTTTTCTTCAAGGTTTCCATAGTCCAGGTAGTCGCAGCCCTCTGTTTCGATGATGTGGGCCAGGTAGGCTCTCAACGCATTATCAAGTGTCGTTACGCGCTGCGACAGGTTTCTGATAAGCGCCTTGTCCTCGCTCTCTGTGCGGGGTCGGGGGGGTAGCACTTCAAATAGCGGAGTGTCCCCCGCATGGTCAGGATGCGTGCAGTCGTCAGCGCAGGGTGAACGCAGGGGCTTAGTCATTGTCGGCCTTATCTCTGATCTGAGCGGCTTGGTCAGCTGCGCTCCACGACATGACTTTTTCCAGCAACTGCCGGAGCGCCGCGTTGTGATCTGCGGAAGCTTTCAAGACGGTGGCAGCGTAGTTCTCCTGCCGCACCAGGATCTCGCGTAGGATTACTTCTCTTAGTTCCATGGTTCCTCCGTGGGGCCGCCTAGGGTGTGATGGCCCAGTTGCCATACCATAGTATAGGGCATGGTTAAGTCGCTTGCCAGTCAAAGTTAAGTCAAACTTGGCCGGTTTGTGCTTCCTGGTAGTGGGCATTCGTTGAAAAGGTGCTGGGGGCGGGTCACGACTCCCGCTTTGGTGCGGCATTCGTCCTTGTGAGGTGCCACGGACTTTTCTCGGTTACGGTTGCGACCCGTTTACCTATGTCGTCTGTATTCGACATGCCCCAGCGGATCTTTGACAAGATTAGTTGAAGTTGTGCTGGCAACGCTGGCACAGATGACCAGCGGCAACGGGCTGGACGCGCCCACACTCAGGGCACTCGTTGTCAGCGTAGAGGGTATGGATGCCGCGCCGAATCTCGTCAGCGGTAAAGCCTCGCTCATCCTCGGTGCCGTCGTGCTTGGGGTATTGCCTCATGTCAGGCTCCTGAAGGCATGGCTCATGCAACCGTGAAGTCCGTCCGGTTCAACAAAGGTGCAGCGTTTCATTGTTCCTCCAGATGGGAATTAGCTAGAAGGCGGTGGTTCAGGCATCGGCGCAGAGCGCAGAGTCATGGTCACGGTCACGGTTTTGTCGTGGTCTGCCTGATCCCACAGGGATTCCAATCGTTCCTTGGCGTAATCGAGGGCGGCGTGATGGTCAGCGTCAGTCTCGGCTGGCATGATCGTTGAATCCGCCTCGGCTTCATCGTGGTGGGGGGTTATTTCCCAGTGCGGCATGGTTCCTCCAGATGAAGTATCAGCCTTTCAGCTTATTGATGTGGTCAATTTTCAGGGCCTCAATCGTTGCCAACCACTCGCGCAAAACGACGGCCATTTCCTCGAAGGAGGATGTTTGCCTGACTCGTTTAATCCACCCAGCATTATCGGGGGTCATGGTTCCTCCAGATGGACAGGCCCCCGGCGGGGAGGACAAGTCTATGTACGAAAACTGCGCTCTGAAAGCTGGGGCACTGTAGCACTCTGGTAGATGTCCAGCGCCTGAAGGACGACCACAGATGTCACAGGCAGTTTCGCTCATGTAGCCTCAACTCAACTCTGGTCTCGGCCACCCAAGTTGGTCAGCGAACCTGATCAGAGCCTCATAGGTCTCCGGCTCTAAATACACCGTGTCTGATGGTTCCTCTAGGTCGTTGGCGCACAGTTTCATCACCACGCCATGCACCACTGTGGCATACAGTGCGTCCCCTAGACAAGCCTGGTTAGCAGACATACGTGCTCCGGTTGGCTCCGAGTTAGGCCCACTCTCCGCTTGCGATCATCTGCGTCCGTTGTTCGTTCGCAATCTTCACCGCGCCCTCTTCCGACTTTGCCCATACCGTTGACACGAGGCAGTCGGGAACCTTCATGAAGAAATGCGGCATCCTTGACCTGCGCCATAGGTGACGCCCAACGTCGGTCACTTCTGAGAGACTAACATCTTTGCGGTCCACTCGCTCCGTCGTCCCGTCTCGCAGCATTAGCACGCGCCAGATGGAATACCCGCGTCGGATTAGATCGGCAGTCTTCGGGTCAAGATCAAACTCATCGATGCTGTTGTAGTCGGCGCAGGGCACCGCTGCCATGAATTCCTCAGCAAGCTCAACCGTCGTGAACAGGGCGACGACCCTGTAGTCGCTGTGGCAGCCCGCGCTTACGGCATAGATTGTTTTAGCGTTCTCGTGCATGGTTCCTCCAGAAGTACGTTAAAGACTAAGCCGCATGACTAGCTCAATCCCCGCCCACCAGGGGGGCCTGCCGTCACTTTTCTTTCAGGAACTTGGTGCCTTCGATCAGCCCAAACTCTTTGCACAATTCTACTTTCCGACGTTTCAGCCTCGCAGCAATGGCCGCGCCTTCCACACCCTGGGCCGTAAGTTCAGCATGAAGCTCCATGATCTTTTTCTCAATCATCCTCATGTTTGGCTTCATTTCGCGCGCAGGTGCCCCAACTTTAGGCTGATGGCCTTCGGGGGTGTAGGCATACAGATGCGCCGGGTTCATGCAGTTCCTGTTCAGGCAGGTCCGCGAAACTCTGACGCCCGCTTCAAGGGGGCCATGCGCTCGCTCCCAGGCGTAGCGGCCCGCCTGAACCAGCTTGCCGTTTCCCTGGGTGAAAAGGCACTGCCCGCCTCTGCCCCTCGTTCCTTGCCACAGCCAACAGTCGGAGTTGGGGGACTTCACTAACTTGTCATCGAAGCGTTGTTCCTCTGTAAGTGACGATCTTCGCTTGGGAATATATTCCTCTTCTTCCATATATTTCTCCCTAGGCCAACGTGCCCAGCTAAGTATAGGGTGCGGTTTACTCGCGCGCAACGGCTTGTTTTACAGAATAGCGCGTTTGGGGGTCCGCAGATGCTTATTGTATAAGGTGGCATTGGGACTCCCCGGGGCACCTTATATAATAGTATGGTGCTGAATATTTGGCTCCGTAACCAGGCTCGATTTTGGTCTTCGCGTGCGGGGGGCTGGAAATGCTTTTGAAGCGTAAAACTCAAGTGCCCTGTTTGCAGCAGGTTGAATAACGAAAAAAGGGCTTTTGCGCGTGCCGGGTTTATATTTAATAAAATAAAAAATATAAATATAATTCTATACCTTCCTATTTATTTATTTATTATATTTATATATTTTATTCTAGGTATATATAGTTAGGGGCGCTTAAAATAAACTTTTTGGAAACTTGGATCTCTGATGCTTCCTGGCACGGAATATGCCTGCCCATAATGAGTAACTGATAAGATTCGCCGATAAGATTCGACGCTTCTCTAAGATTCTCTGCTTCTCCGGCGGCACCATAATCCTCCCCCTAAAGGCGGTGTGATTCTCGATTCCGAGTTATGCAAAATTCGGAATCATTCCGAGTTGACTATGTTCTCGGAACGACGAGCGATCTGAGCACAAAGAACCACGTCCACAAAATCGGTGTTTTCTACTCCATAGATCGCGCCAAAGATCCGAGTTCCACGCTCATCCCTCGCTTCATTTTTCGCTCATTTTCGCTGTAATCCAGAGATCCTAGTCCTTAATTTACCGACGCGACTGGAGTTCACACGCGGAGATCCGAGACTCAACGAATTCCGCTCTTTACCGACGCGACTGGAGTTCACACGCGGAGATCCACGAATCCACGAATCTCAGTCTTTTGCCGACAATCTCCGCTCGAATATTCATTCAACTTGACTCCACGCGACTCTTAGTGACGAGCCAAACTTTGATTAAACTTTGAGCTTGCAATTGAGGCACCGAGCGTTATACTTATAGGTGCAGGGCAACCCTGCATACGGAGGCTATCATGCCTAGGGCACAAACTCGCACCATCAATGCCTGGATCTCGGGCATTATCCTTGCAACCATCACCAGCGCCTTCATGCTGGCCCTCGCAGCGGAGCTGTCACGATGAAACCTTCGGAGTGGAACGAGAAGATCAAGAGCCGAGTGCGTGTCAAGTTTGACCTAGAACTTGATATCCACACAGATGGATCCACGAGCGCTCAGGCTCTCAGACAGGCGGTGGCACTCGTAGCCGAAGCATTCAAGAAACAGGAACTGGATTATCGCTACGCTTGGGCTGGAGCCTGGGTTGAAGGTTGCGAGATCAACAAGCTCTCCTGTGTGCCGCTCGTGCCCATCCGCTACGAGCCCGAGGAACCAGAGGTCGTGGCGGCAGATCCCGAGGCCTAGGAACAGGCGCAGCCCTGAACAGCCCTACGCCAAGCCCCAGAACGTAGCCCAGACAGCTCTGGGCTACGCTCTACGCTCCTCGAGCCTACGCGCCAAGGCGGTAGCGGTCAGGGCCGCACTTCGAGGCACAGAGGGGCCTAGTTTATGGAACCACGCCCCTAGCTCAGGAGTCTAAGATGAAGATGAGTGCCGACACTTTCGCTACGATTCAGTTTGGAGTAAGGACAGTCATGGATCTATACCCCCAAGCCTTGGACAATTATACAAAGGCGGGGAAGTCTGCCATGCAGTACCGCTGGGATCTGTATCATGCGGCATGTGATCGCAAGTTAATTGACCCCATGCTGGTCTACCGTGACGGGCTGAATGACTCGCACGTTGACACTGCGCTTCGGGCCATCACCAGGACCAAGTAAGAGCTCACACGCGGGCCCGAGCTCACACGCGGGCGCATGAGCAGAGTTCTTAGGAACTCTTTGCGCGACCTGGACCCTTGACTCTGCGCGACTCTGGGCTCGAAAAAAGTTTGACAAAAGTTTGATGTGCATTTGAGCGGCGCAGGCCCTATACTATATGTGCCAGGCAAGGGTGCCTGTCACAACCCAAAGGAGCCTACAATGGCCACCAAGTCCACCTCCCCCAAGTCCGTCGCCGCCGCCGTCATGGCCCGCGAGCACCGCGCTACTCGCCCGGCCTGCGCCGCTGTCAAGACCTCTCTGTTCACCAAGGCCACCGAGATCAAGGTGCCTGTTGCGTCCACCAAGCTGTCCATGGGCAAGCCCAACGACTGCAAGCCGGGACTCCGCTTCAACATCGTCGCCAAGGTGCAGTCCGTGTCCACCGTGGGCGAGGCGCTCGGAGCTGAGGTCTACGGCAAGCCGGGGTCCAAGCACGACTCCAAGCCCTACGCCATCAAGATGACTGATGTCGTCTTCTGCATCACCAACGGGTTCGTCAGCGCCAAATAGTTCACACGCGCGTCCACGCAAGGAGCCCACGAGGGCTCCTTATTTTGAGCATCTTTGGCTTGACTCTGCGCGACTCGTGGTCGAAAATTCTAAGATCATGGGTCCAAAATATTTGAGCAAAGTTTGACCAGCATTTGAGCCCCGCCCGCCTTATACTATACATACCAGGCAAGGGTGCCTGTCGCAGCCCAAAGGGGTCCACAATGTCAAAGTTCCGTTGCACCATCCGCGTTTCCAGGCACGTCGCTGTCTGGGCGCTGTCCTGCTCGTATCTCTTCTGCGGGCTCATCGCCTGCGGCAACTCCCCCCGCGTCGCGCGGCGCTTGGTCAAGGTGGGCTAATGCTCCCCCGTCTCCCCCGTCACCCCTACACAGGAGACATCCTCTGCAAGCGGCTGTGTGCCGGAGAAGCAAGGACAATCCGTGTCAAGCGCTCCGGGCATCAGCGACTACGCGACTTCATAGACCAGATGTGGCAGCGTGAGATTGAGGAAGCTGAGCGTCATGCCTACGGGAATTGGAACTGAGTTCACACGCGGGCGCGCAAGGAGTTCCTTAGGGGACTCCTTGTTTTGAGCATCTTTGGCTTGACTCTGCGCGACTCTTCAGAGATCGCGGAACTGAGTTCACACGCGGGCGCTCGCTCGAGGAGCCGAGGAGCTCACGGTTTGATCTCACACGCGGGCGCTCGAGAGGAGACTCTGCGCGACTCCGCTCCTGAGTCATAGACTACGAAAATGAAAAGAATGGATTTGGCACGAAAGATGCTGCGACACGAATTGGCACGAAAGATGCTGCGACACGAATTGGCACGAAAGATGCTGCGACGCGAATTGGCACGAAAGATGCTGCGACGCGAATTGGCACGAAAGATGCTGCGACGCGACCCTTGCTGGGGAGTGCCGTAGCGCGGCATAACATAGCCCCAATACGGCACAAGCTAAATGGCGCAGTTGCTACACTTATGGTAAACTGGCGCTTATGCTATGCCGTAATGCGGCACTATAACCAGGTGGTAATATAGCTAAGTGCTGCAAGCATAGCACTTTGCACTTTGGCCTGCCTTATGCTTATACAAGGCAGGCTAGGGCAATGCCGCCCAGCCCATTACCCAAAGGGGTACACAATGGCCACCAAGCAAGCTACCGCTACCAAGCAAGTCACCGCCGTAAAGGCCCACGCCGTGCCAGCCGTGCCAGCCGTGGCCACGCCCGCCACGCCGTTACAGGGCGCCAGCAGTAGGCAGGCTCAGGCCGTACTTATGGCCAAACTATGCGGGGGCGCCATGCCTACGCATAACCTACTGGTTGCCACCGGCCCTGTACCCGTACCTGCCAACGGTAGCGTACGCAGCGCGGGGCACAATGCCATATTGCAGGCCATGGCACAGTTGGCCAGCAATGGCCAGCCCGTTACCGTTGGCACAGTGCTGGGCTGTACCCTGCCAGCCCAGGCCAAGGCCCAGGCTAATGGCCAGTGCAAGGTTAAGGGCCTTGCAGCGCAGCATCCTAACACGGGGACATGGTTCAGCATCAACGCTGGCATTGTGCGCTGTGCCTGGCAGAAGCAAGCAATTGTTCTTAGCGTGCCAGCCTAGCATAAACACTGCACAAGTAAACAATGCCCATAGGCTACCCCCTGGTAGCCTATGGGCATTGTTGTATTAAATTGTAACAATGCCCATAGGCTACCCCCTGGTAGCCTATGCCATAGGTTACAACATGCCTTGTTATGCTTATGTACATATAGGTATATAAGCACATGCCCATTCAGTACCATTACGGCTGCGCCGCGCTCCCAGTCTCGCAGCACTGAGAAGCTAATACTCCGCACACCTCGGGGTGCATCTATGCTGGTCTTCAGAATGTTCACTCCGCGCCAGAGATCCAAGAATCCAAGAATCCAAGAATCCAAGAATACTAGAGATCCAAGAATCCAAGAATACCAGAGATCAGAGAAGCTGGGAATCAGAGATCCCAGAGATCCGGGAATCAGAGAAGCGCAATGCCTAGATAGAGCCTCCCAGCCCCATCTGCCAGAGATCCCAGTTCATAGTATCCACCGTAAATGGAATCACAAAATACTGAGGATCGAACATAAAGGCTTGCTCGCGCAGCCAATCCGCCTTACACTTGGCACTGGACTACCGAGGATCCAAGCATGGCGAAGTCTAGTAAAAAACCGGAACCCCTACAAATTCCCCCCGACGCGCACGATGCGGACGTGTTTGAGTTCGTGGACGAAGCCTCCCTGGGCGTTTCGCTCCGAGTGCTCCGAGCCATGCAGCTCCGCCGGGACGGCCATGACTACATGGAAATCGGTGCTATCATGGAAATCGGCACCGTCATGGCTAGGGAACTTGTGAAGACAGGACTGGAGCTTCTGCACAAGGAGCTTCAGGAGACGATTGATGAAGTGATGGTCCTTGAGCTCAGCCGCCTGGACGCACTCCATAAGATTCATTGGGCCATGGCCAAGGACAGTAAGTCTGCTGACATCCTCCTGAAGATTTCTGACCGACGGTCCAAGTTCCTCGGTATGGATCAGGCCCCCAAGGGCGACAACGATGGCGCGATCGCGGTTCGAGACTTCCTATATCAGGCAATGAAACAGTCTGGTAAGGAGACTGACTACAATGCCTACCTCGTTAAGCGGAGACTTCAGGAAGAAGCAGATGCCGAGGGCGCAGCGCCCAGCGGCGAGTAGCGGGTAGGCTGCCGATGCTTAGCCTCCCCGCTCGTTGGACTCCACTGCGTGAGATCAAGCCACAGATGGAGTATGCGAACTCGCCCCACAGGTTCAATGTGGTGCCTGCGGGGCGACGATCGGGAAAGACAGAGAACGCAAAGCGGAAACTTGTGCTGCGGGCGCTCATGCCACCAGGGATGCGTGGAGCGAGCAGCTTTCCGGATCCACGATACTTCTGCGGGGCGCCCACTCGGGATCAGGCCAAGCGCATCTATTGGAATGATCTGAAGCTCTTGGTGCCGAAGCGGCTGATCGCCCCCCGTGGGATCTCAGAAACAGAGCTTTCCATCACTACCATTATGAATTCGACCATTATGGTCGTGGGCATGGACAAGCCAGAGCGCATTGAAGGGTCGCCCTGGGATGGCGGGATCCTTGATGAATACGGAAACATGAAGGCGTCGGCATGGAACGCGAACGTCCGGCCTGCGCTGGCCGACCGACAGGGCTGGTGCGATCTGATCGGAGTGCCTGAAGGAAGAAACCACTATTACGACATCGCCGAGTATGCCAAAGCGCAGATGATTGAGTTTGGCGAAGCGAGCGAGTGGGGATACTACCACTGGAAGAGTTCTGAGGTCTTGGACGCGCAGACCGTTGAGTCGGCTAAGCGTGACATGGATGAGCTTACTTTTCAGCAGGAATACGAGGGATCCTTTGTCAACTTCGTCGGAAGGGCGTACTACAACTATACTGACGCGAATAAGGCTAGATTGGATTATGATCCAAAAGCTCCAATCGCGTTCTGCTTCGACTTCAATGTGGATCCGGGCGTGGCTGTTATTGCTCAGGAGGGCATTCTCCCAAACGGCCTCGTCGGGACCAAGGTTATCGGTGAGGTCTACATACCTCAGAATTCTAATACCGTGGCCGTATGCCGGAAACTCATTGAAGTATGGGGTGAGCACCAAGGCGAGGTTCATGTGTATGGAGACGCCACCGGTGGGAACAGAAAGACGTCGGCGACCCAGGGGTCTGACTGGGATTTGGTCCGGTCGGTGCTTAAACCGCACTTTGGAGAACGATTCATGTATTTCGTGCCGCGGTCTAATCCCACCGAGCGCGCGAGGGTGAACTGCATGAACAGCCGCATTCTGAATGTCGTAGGCGAGAGGCATCTCTACTGCGACCCGAACCGCGCCCCCATGACATCGCGCGATTTGGACGGGGTGCGGCTGCTTGAAGGCGGCAGTGGGGAGATTGACAAGCACCAGGACGCGAAACTGACTCACTTATCTGATGGACTTGGATACTACATTGTCTATCGTTTTGTTGGTGGACAGAGTCTTTCTGTCACCAAGACTTACTACGGCTGAGGAGGCCAGTCATGAAGAAGCCTATCGAAGCGAAATGGTTTTCTGTCGTGTGCAATGCCCTGATCGGATCGGGAATGAAGACGGCCGTCAAGATCATTGACGAAAAGACTACGGTCAAGGCCACCTGGCGTAACAAGACTTCTGGGCGGAACTCCCGAGAAGAAATGGTTGTGACCTTCGGGACCCCGAACTACTTAGACAGGATCTTCATTAAGAAATGCAAGAAGGCTGGCGAGTCGTTTCCGGTGAAGAAAATCCAGTTCCGAGCCTACCCAAAGAAGGTGAAATGATGGCCAAGAATAAGTCGATCTCCGCACCCGCAGCGCCCACGCGTCAATATACTTCCGTTAGCGTGGATAAGATTTCAAATGGATACCTGGTCAGAACAACCACAGATAATGGGTCTAAGTATCAGGAAAAGACTGAATATTTTCCTACGAAACCCAATATCGCCATTCCTGTGGCAGTCTTAAAGAAGAAAAAGTAACGGAGGAACCGTGCCCATTAACTCTCAGCATCCCGAGTATCAGCGAACCCTGCCTCAGTGGACTCGGTGCCGAGACGCCGTCGAAGGACAGGATGTCATCAAAGCCAAGGGCGACAGTTACCTTCCACGCCTCAGTGGGCACTTTGATCCGAATACGGGCGCCCAGGCGTATGAGGCCTACAAAGGGCGTGCCCTGTGGTTTGGGGCCACCGATCGAACGCTTAATGGATATGTTGGGGCCATTCTGCGCAAAGATCCATCGTTCATCGTTCCTGATATCTTGCGGGATCGCATGGAAGACATCACAGATGCGGGGCAGAATGCTGTTCAGTTCGCCCACGCACTCACTAAAGAATTGCTGACCACTGGTCGGTGCGGACTATTGGTAGATAAACTTAGTGAGGACGCGGCTGAAGTAGAGCCGGCGTTCATTAAGCTCTATTATCCAGAGAATATTCTGAACTGGGTGGTGGTTGATGGAAAGTTCATGGCCGTAATCTTGGAAGAAACCATCTTGGCACCTGACAAAGACAAGTATGATCTTGTTGAAGTCAAACAAATCAGAGAATTGTCTATGGAAACGGGCATCTACACGGTGACCCTGTGGCGAAAGACAACTGGTGTCACCGCAGGATCAGAAGAATGGATCCCTGGGCAGACCGTGGCCCCCACGATGCGCGGAATTCCAATTGATCACATCCCATTCGTGATGATTTCTGCTGACGAGGATTCGATCAGTTGCTCAAAGCCGCCCCTTTTGGATCTGGTCAATGTAAACATCAACCACTATCAGTTGGATGCAGATTATCGCCATGGCCTGCACTTCACGGCGCTCCCCACGCCTGTTTTCACCGGAGTAGATGATAGCAAGGCGTATTATCTCGGGTCAGAAGGAGCTATTAATCTGCGGGATGTGAACTCCAAAGCGTTTTATCTTGAGTTTAATGGCCAGGGACTCGTGGCAATCAAGGACGCACTGGAAGATCGCACGAAGCAGATGGCAGCTCTCGGGGCTCAGTTGCTTCAGCGTTCGCAACGTGGGCGAGGAGTTGAGACCGCAGAAGCGGCCCGCATCCAGCAAAGTGGAGAAACTTCGCTACTTTCGACTATTGTGGGCCGAATTGAAGAGGGGTTTGAGCGAGCCCTTGAGTATATCATGAACTGGGAAGGTGTGGTCCCTGCTGAAGGTGACATCGAAGTCACTTTGAACCGCGATTTCATTGATGCCACACTTTCTGCGCAAGAAATCACTGCGATCGTAGCCGCTTGGCAGGCGGGTTCTATGCGAAATGAGGATTTGTTCTGGAATCTTCAGCGCGGGGGCATTGTCAAGCCAAATATCACCTTTGATGAGTTCCAAAAAGTCCTGGATGAAGAAAAAGTCATCAAAGATGCGGCCGTTGCGGCCAAGATGGCCGCTGCCCAGCCCTCATCCCTTGCCACTGTGGGCCAGGATGGTGCGCCAGACGCAGGGGGCGCTAATGGGGCAGGCGGTAGCGGCGCCGGGGCGGGCAAGGCACCTTCTGGGGCCACGAATAACGACTAGCAGGGGGCCAGTATGATCATCGAGTCGGGTAGCATCGTTAATATGGTCATCGATAGCCGCGGAATACTTATTCACGACGAAACTGGCAGGCGCTTAGATGACGTCGTCAGATTAGATACGGATACTGGCGAGTATTGGGTCTATGTTAGGGACACAGATGGGGCGCCCAAAGTCGTAAATGGCGAAGTAGTCCTAGAAAAAAGAGTTTGCATTCAGTTCTGGTTCACCTTTACACTGGAACCAGCGGTTGCTTGGAAGGAATTTCAATCATGAGAATCTACACGCGCATCTTCTACTGGATTGTAGCTAGTGTCTTTCCCGAGCATCGTCCAACCATCGTTAGCGGGTCTAACGATTAAAACGTCAGCGGAGCTGACAAGGAGTTTCACATGGCTTTGCCAGCAGTAATCAAATCACTTTCAGAAGTTCCGGAGGCCCTTCAGGGTGAATACAAGCCAGTTGGGGATGGAACCTTCGCCCTTGACGTCAATGTAGAAGACCACCCCGGCGTTCGCGGACTCAAGAGTTCGCTGATCAATGTTCGAGAGGAACTCCGAGGCACGAAGGATGGCCTTGCCAAGTTCAAGGATGTTGATCCTGAGAAGTATAAGGTGATGCTTACTCATGAACAGCAGATCCTGGAGGGCCAGCTCATTGCTGCTGGTAAGGTTGATGAGCTCACCGAACTGAGGACCAAGGCTCTGCGCGAGAGCCTTCAGGGAGAACTTGGCAATGAGCGAACCAAAGTCACAGCTTTGGAAACCCAGCTCAACAAACTGGTTATTGACAACGCAGTTCAGACTGCTGCCGCGAAACATGGTGTCAAGCCCTCGGCTATGGAAGATGTCCTATTCCGAGCTCGTGCCACTTTCCAGGTTCGTGACGGCGTGGCCGTCGCTATGGAAGGCAATAACATCAAGTATGGAAAGACAGGAACAGATCCGCTTGGAATCGATGAGTGGATGTCAAACCTTCCTGCCGTCGCGGGGCACCTGTTCAATGAGTCGAAGGGAGGCGGCGCCACCGGAGGGCAGCAGCAGAACAAAGGCACCTCCGCTCCCGGCACCATCAGCCGAAACGATCAAATGGGTATCTTGAATAACTTGGATGCCATTGCCAAGGGCAAAATCAAGGTGATTTAGAGTCGTATCCCCTAAAAAGGATCCGAGTGGAAAAGGGCCTCTTCGGAGGCTCTTTTATTTTGCATAAATACTTGCGCGGGGCCAGGAACGGGCTTATACTTCATTTCAGTTGCGGAGCTTCCGGTGGTTGCTCGCCCGAAACAGTATGGTGGGGCCATACACGGGGTCAAGCATAAACCATCTTCACTTCATAGGAGGCACAGGCATGGCCCTGTCCAACAATATTTCCGCAATCATCCCTGTGATTTTTGCACAGGGGCTGAATGTTCTCCGGGGCAACTGCGTCATGCCCAGCATGGTGAACAACAGCTTCTCTACCAACGCGATGGAAAAAGGCCAGGTAGTGACCATTCCCATCCCTTCCGCCAACGCGACCAACGACGTCGTTCCTGGCCCCTACGCCCCGGACAGCGGAAATTCCACGCCTACCGTCGCGCAGATTTCCCTCGACTACTGGCGTGAGGCTCCCTTCACGCTGACCGAGCAGGAAATGGCTCAGGCCGCTGCGGGTTATCCCGCTCGTCAGGCCAATGCCGCTGTCGTGGCACTTGCTGAGTATGTGAACGGCACGATCTTCAGCAAGTACAAGAAGCTCGGTCTCAGCACCGGCACCCCTGGCTCCGCGCCCTTCGCAACCGCTGTTGATAGCGCAGTGGACCTGAAGGAACTGCTGACAACCTGGAAGGCCCCCACTGGAGATCGCCGGCTCGTGCTTGACACCGTGGCCATGGGCAATGCCCTCAAGCTCGGTGCCTTCGCTTATGCGCTCAACAGTAGCGATCCTGCTGTCATGCGAGAAGGCTCAATCGGCCGCAAGTACGGCTTCGACTGGTTTGAGGATCAGCAGGTTCCTCAGCACACCGCTGGAACCATCACCACCGGCCTGATTGCCAAGGCCGCTACTCCTGTGGCGGCTGGGACCAAGACCTTCCTGGCAACGACCGCAGCCTCCACCGGCGCTTGCGCCCTGGTTGCTGGCGATATCATCACCATCGCTGGCCATCCGCGGACCTATTCTTTGGCCGCTGCTGCGACTCAGGCCGCTGCTGCTACTGATGTCAGCCTCACGATCAATCAGCCGCTCGCCATGGCCCTGACCGGCTCCGAAGCCATCACCGTGAAGGCCAGCCACCGAGTGAACCTCGCGTTCCAGGCCGACTGCTTCGGGTTCGCTTCGCGCACCCTGGATCACGTCGCCGGGGCCGAGCCCAACCCCAACTCTATGCAGGTTGCTGATCCTGTCAGCGGTCTGACCCTGCGACTCCAGGTTAGGGAAGAGTTCCATCGCGTTCGGTGGGCCTTCGACCTGCTCTGGGGTGTGGACGTTGTGCGTGAAGAGCTCGGCGCTCGCCTGTTCGGTTAATAACCGGGCGGAGTAACTCAGCCGCCTGACGGTTCACACCGTTGGGCGGCTGTTTTCAAATAGCCTTTCTAGGAGAACCAAGATGTCCGATTTCACACCTGGCCCTGTGCCAAAAGACACTGTCAAAGTAGTGGCTCCCTTCACCGAAGGATTCATGCTGATCAATAAAGAAGACTTCGTGGAAGGCACTCACGAGATCTTCGTCGAGGCAGATCCATTCAAGGTCCCCGAGTCTAAAACCTCGAAGAAGTAGGTGACGCATGGCCGTTGTCATTGATGCAACTGTGGGAACTTCCACTGCGAACTCTTACTGTTCAGTAAGTGACGCCGAGGACTATTTCCTGACGCGGGGCTTCAATGATAATTGGACTTCTGCGACCAATGCCGCGAAAGAGTCTGCCCTCATGTGGGCAACCAGAATTCTTGATCAGCAGCCCTGGGCAGGGTTCAAGTGGACTTTGCCTCAGTCGCTGAGATTTCCCCGAAGTGGACTTACGGATCGCGATCGTAGGTATGTTCCCTATGATATCATTCCGCAATTCTTAAAGGAAGCGACAGCGGAGCTGGCCATGGCCTTGCTCGGGGAAGACCGTTCTCTTGACGAAGGCGGGCTGGTGTCCGTTAACGGCAAGGTCGGACCAGTCAAAGATCCTGATTACTACCAGAGAAAACTTCTTCCTGATTCTGTCACTGAAATGATTCTGCCCTACCTAACCGGGCGTCCGAATGGTGTGGGCAAGGTCGGCCGTGTATGAATCTGGCGTCTGTCATCAAGCGCAAAGGCAAGAAACTCTTGTGGAAAAAGATGTCGGGCTCTAGTGGAGTCTATGACCCAATCACAAGAACTGTTGTCAATGCGGATCAGACAGAAGTTCCGATTTACGGCATCATCGACGGGTTCGGGAGCGAAGTAGCGCAGCTTAGGTCGGAGCAGTTCAGAAAAGGAGACCTTAACAGGTCAGGAAGTCTACGCATACTCACCACTTCTCCGGTTTATGATGGAGATTATGTGACAGTTGATGGTATCCCCTACACCGCGTTCTACCAGAAGTCCATCTGGTTTAAGTCAAAGATCATCCTATATGAAATCTTGGTGACTAAGTGAACGGAAAGAATCTGTCATTTCGGTCTTCGGTGGAGAAATTCACCAGGAAGCGGTCTGCACAACTCGCAGAGCAGCTCACGGAGATCATAGAGATAATGATGGAAGAAGTCCACGATGCTTTCACTATCAGTGGTCATGTAGATTCTGGTTGGGCACGCGGTTCGTGGGATGTGTCAATTGGAGAACCAAACGAAGGACTTGCAATGGGCCCGATTCGCCCGCCACGCAAATCCAAGACAGCTCCCCCCGCCATTAAGATTCCCAAGATCAAAATGGGCGACAGAATCTTCCTGTGCAACGGTGTGCCATACATCCGAATAATTGAAAATAAATATGGCATCACAGCGGCTGTAATTGCCAGAACTCGCCGAAGAGTTCGGGGTGTGAAATGAACTGGAACGCCATCTATTCTGCACTTGAGCAGAAAGTTCAGTCCCTTAATCTTGGGTGCCCCATTTACCCAGAGAATGTTGCGTTTTCCTCCACACCCCTCAACCCGTTCATTGAAATTCTTCATATTCCAGTTGACACGGCGCCTCTCACTATTGGCGTTGCGGGCGTCATGGACACCGAAGGTATCATGCGCCTTTTGATTCACTTCCCAGCGGGCTCAGGCGGCGGAGTCGCAACTGAATTAGCTGGGGCAATCGCCAAGGCGTTAAAACCTGGCACTTCCCTCCCCGCTGGCGGCGGCGATGTGGTATTTTATAAGTCTACCCTCGGCACAAAAGCCGCTGATCAAGACACAGATTGGTGGACCCTGCCAGTCTCCGTTCACTACAACGCGTACCACAACTTCTAGGAGGGAACCGTGGCAACTTATTCTTCTGGCTCTACCGTAACCTGGAGGCAGGCTCTTGAAACTGTCTATGGAGACAAGGGTCTTTCTCCCACCATACCTATGAAGACGCTTCGCGCGAAGCCGTCTAACATGAGTCTCAAGAAGGACACCTACACCACTGACGAGGTCCGGGCCGATCGCGGCATCAGCGATGTTAGGCACGGAATGCGTAAGGTGGAGGGATCCATCGAGGGCGATCTCATGCTGGGCGACTGGGATGATTTCCTTCAGGGCGCGCTCCAGGGCACTTGGTCCAACAAGAATCTGCGCTCTGGCATCACACTCCGATCGTATGTTCTGGAGCAGGCGTTCCCTGATCTCACCACCATTCAGTATCGGTTGTTCTTCGGGTGCAGTTTCTCAAAGATGAAGCTTACCATCAAACCCGGTGCCATGGTGGGCATCTCCTTTGATATCCTCGGACAGGATGCCACTGCGGGCACTGTTCAGGCCGTCAATAGCACTGTCGCTGCTGGGACTTCTAGTCCGGTGAGCTACGCGGGTGGAACGATCACTGAGGGCGGCTCTCCCATCGCCTACGTCACCGGCTGCGACATCAATCTGGACAATGGCATCGGTCAGGTGGGCGTGATCGGATCCAACACCTCCCCAGCCACTTTCAATGGACGCTCCGCCGTCACTGGCACAATCACGGCTCTGTTCAAGGACTTGGTTCTTCTGAATAAGTTTCTGAACGAAACCGAGAGTGCGCTCAACATGACGCTGGTTGACCCGGCGGGCGGCGCGTTCACCATCAATCTGCCACGCATCAAATACACGGGCGCAGAAATCGCACCTCCCAAGGATGGTGCGACCATCATGACACTGCCGTTCACGGCACTGCATGACAATGCCATTTCCTCTGCCGCTGGGACCACACTCGCAATCAGCGCGGCTGCCCCCACCACGACGGCTCTCACGGCCACGCTCACAAAGGCTGTCGGAGGTTCGTTCACTAGTTTCATCACCGAAGGGTTCAATGTCGGCGACATCATCACGCTCAAGAACGCCACGACCCCTGGAAACAATGGAGACTGGG